TTGGAGATTGATTCCAAGACTGTTGATGGGACTGTATACATATGCATTCTATCAAGTAACCACATGGTTTATGGCAATGCCTGAACCAACCACAGCACAAGCAGGATTTGTAGCCACAATAGTTGGTGCAGGTGCTGGCTTTTTTGGCTTGTATGTGGGCAGTGGTAAAGTAAACACAAGCAAAGATATTTCAAAATGACACAACTAACCCCTGAAGAACAACTGCCTATCAAAGGTTTGATACAACAAGAATTCATCACATATTACATCAAAAGTGGGCATGTTCACAAAACAACAATAACACGCAAGTTTCAGGAAGGTTCTGATTACATAGACAGTTCAAAGACTGAAGTGTTGTATGCCGCTAACTGAACCACAACTGAAGATATTCAATGACACTGCCAGATTCCGTGTAGCAGTGTGTGGAAGAAGATTTGGAAAATCGTTCCTAGCTATATGGGAACTTGCAAGAGCCGCACGACATCCCAACAAACGTGTGCTATATGTTGCACCAAACTATAGACAAGCCAAATCAATTATATTTGATCCACTGTATGAACAATTACAAAAACGTAATTGGATCAAAAAAGTAAACCAATCAGAACTTACATTTACACTAATAAATGGCAGCACAATAGAGTTGCGTAGTGCAGATGCTGCCGACACTATGCGTGGATTGTCAGGTAGTTTTGCAGTGTTGGATGAATGTGCTTTTTTTGACAAAACTGTTTTTACTGATGTGGTTCGCCCACTGCTATCTGACCAAGAAGGTGGTGCCCTGTTTATAACAACACCACAAGGACAAAACTGGGTTTATGATTTATATCTCAATGCAGAGACAATGGATGACTGGAGCAGCTACCAATACTCAACATTAGATGGTGGGCAAGTAAGTGCAGAAGAAATAGAAGCAGCTAAAAGAGATTTGGATGACAACACATTCCGCACAGAATATCTTGCAGACTTTACCAGCACAAGTAGATTGATATACTATGCATTTGACCGTAAGATCAACATTGCACAACTTGAGTCTAAACCTAAAACCATATGGGTGGGAGCAGACTTTAACATTGATCCTGTGAGTGCAGTGGTGGGAACACCAACACCAGAAGGATTTCATATATTTGATGAAATAGTAATGTATAATTCAAACACACACGAACTTGCAGAAGAATTGTATACACGTTATGGACCTGTTACAGTGTTCCCTGATCCTGCAGGTAGTGCAAGAAAAACAGCTTCAAGAGGTAAAAGCGATCACGATATATTGAGAGAATATGGACACTTGGTTAAAGCACCAAGAGCACATTCAAAAGTAAAAGATAGAAACGCTGTGGTCAACAGTATGTTTCGTAATGCAGCTGGAGAAGCAAGAATGTTTATAGATCCACACTGTAAGAGATTGATTGAATCAGTAAGCAAACACCAGTATAAGTTGGACACTATGGTGCCAGACAAAGAATCAGGTTATGACCATCTTACTGATAGTTTAGCGTATGTTGTTGATTACAATTATAGTATTCATAAAAAAGATACAACCAATAAACCCAAAGTGTTTGGACACTTTTGATGTATGTCTCGCAAGAGTAAATCAGTGGACAACATTAGTGCATACATAGAAGAATATGCACAATCAAATCATATATTAGATCAATTGGCACATCATCACTTTGCTAATCAAAAAACACTGCCACAAGCAGTAGAAGAACTTGAAATAGAAATGATAACCAGTGCCCTATATGGAAACAACAGAACACAAGCCGCACGAGAACTGGGTATAAGCAGAGAATTGTTGTATCATAAAATTAAGAAATATAAAGATAGGTTGACCTTTTAGGTGATATATAGTATAGTGTATACATACTAAAGCAAACAAGGAACACATACTGATGCAAATTACAATCATCAAAGACAATTTAGACAATAGCAACTGGATCAACGTTGATTTTACAGCAGAAGAAAACTGTTTAGACAATGATAAAATTATTATGCTTGAAGCATTAAGACACAAGCATAAACTTAATGGTGGCACAAGTATGCCAAGCAGTATGTTTAAACACAGTAAATTCACAGATAGCAAAACTGTGCATATTGAAAATCCCACAGTAGAATTTGAAAAAGACTTGATGCTGTGGAAGTTATCATAGCGAGGGCTATGGGGGTCCCGAGTGGGGCCCCAACCCAATGGTTGACAACATACCTTAACTGTTGTAATATACACATAATGTAAACAGAGGTTTTACATTCAACGGACGTAAGTCCTTAACATAGTCATATAGGAGAATTATTATGACACACACAACAGCAGACGCCCTGTTTCGAGGCGACAAACCAACATCAATCAACAAGATTGAAGAACGTAATCTAAATCAGATTATAAACGCACAAACCCCAAAATTAGAATTTTTGAATCTCTATGATATTGAACCTCTTGAATCACAACGAGGTGTCAAAGACACTTGGGTTCAAGATCGCTTGACAGACTTGGGAGGGCTTGACCAGGTTGCATTTGGTGCCCTACGTATTGCACGAACACCAGATGGACGCAATCTTGCCTGGGATGGTAATGGTAGTTGGAATCTTGCAGAACATGTAGGATGGACTGATAACATTCCCTGTCTTGTATTCAAACTCACAGAAGAACAAGCTGCATTTTACTTTAATTATGTGCAGAAGCAAGGACGCAGGAACCTACCACCAGAAGTGTTGATGGTAAACGCTTGGAAGAGTGGTGACAAGAGTGCAATTGAATTGGCAACAGTTATGCGTCAACTGGATATGTATATACAAGGTGACACAAACTATCCTGTGCCACAACCTAAATCACCACAAGCAATTGAAGTGCGTTACAGAACAATCAATGAAGCATACCGCAACATTGCAAAATGGTTGGATGCCACAGACAGAATTGCAGTTATGCGTCAAGCAAGAGACTTGATTGTGTCAAGTTTCCCAGGTGAAAAGATGTTGCAACAAGACTTGTATTGGGCAGTGTATTACATCCTGGCTACTGTTCCTGCAACACGCAAAGGTGCAAACTTTCGCAAATTTCAAACATACTTGAGTGCCGCTGGTGCCAACAACACACAAGCACAATTTACCAAAGTTTGGAAGATTGACAATGCTGGCACAACTGGCAACAGTGGTAAAGCAAAAAGTCTTGCAACAGAACTGTTTAGAAACTGGAAGCAAGGCAAGAATGCACCAATCAACATAACATATGATCAGTTGAGCCCTAACCTAACAAAGATGTTGTTTGACAAGATCAAAAAGGAGCAATAGCATGAATGATGACCTATACAACAAATTACGTGCTATGATGGAAAGAAGTCAACCACCCAGTGACAAAAAGCCTGATCCCAAAGACATCTTGGGTGCAATAATGGCACGTAAACCACAAAGACACGCAACAACAATCATCAACAATGCACATTTTGAAACACTTGATCAAACAGACAAGTGGGTTGAAATGTTCCGCAAACAGTTGCAACTGCAACACTTCAGTTACAGCAAAGACCTACCAATCACAGGTGAAGCACTGGAGTTTTTTGAAGAACTGTGGGACCAAATGGACAACATGGGTTATGATGTTGATGGTTTGTATGATTTTTTGATTGACAAATATCAATTAATACTGTAGTATAAATAACATAAAGCACACGGCAAGTTGTATAGCCTATTTCTTTTTGTGTGCTTTTACTGAAACACAGCGAACCATAAAAGCATAGATTTCTCCAAAATTTAATACTAACTTTGTTCGCTGTGTTTCGCTTTTATACAAGAGTATGAAAGAAATGCTTACAACATTGGCATACCCTCCCCAGCACTGAAACCCCATCCAGTGTTGGGGTTTTTTTATGATAAATACAGTTGTATATACACACCTTTTTGGAAGGAAACAACATATGTTATCAGCAAAAGAACTAATGACAATTCACAGCGGTTATGCGGAATATATCTACCGTTGGGATTATTATATGCGTTCATATATGGGCGCTGAGGAGTATCGCGATGGTGCATACTTAAGAAAATACATTGGCGAGGATCAAGGCCCCGGCAATCAGTATCAACAGCGTTTGATGGACACAGCATTGCACAATCACGCTAAAACAGTAGTTGATACGTATAGAAGTTTTATATTCCGCAACCCACCAACAAGAACACTTGGTAATCTAGTAGAAAATGATTTTGCAATGCAGTTTATCAAAGATGTAGATCTTGATGGTATGAACATCACACAATTTATGCGTGAAGTAAATGACATGGTATCGATATACGGCGGATGCTGGATAGGAACTGATAGACCAACATACCAGGTAGAAACAGCTGCACAAGAAGCAGAATTATCAATTAGAAGTTACGCAATGTTATATGACCCGACTTGCGTATTAGATTGGAGATATGGCAAACAGCCAAATGGCGCACAGGTTCTGACCATGCTCAAAGTTATTGAAGGACAATTTGAAGACTATGATTGTATCAAAGTGTGGACACCTGATAAGATAGAATACTATGAAGTGTCAAAAGAATTCAACATACATTCAGGCAACACAAATCATCTTAATGTTGGTAATATGAACTATAACAGAGATGCAAATATTGCAAATTATGGAAACATTATTACATATGAAGAATATGATAATCCACTGGGTTATGTGCCGTTTCAACATGTAGCAGACACAAAGAGTTTTCACAGAGGCATTGGCACAAGTGATATTGGTGACGTATGTGATATTATGAGAACCATGTATAACAAATTGTCAGAACTTTATCAGAACATTAGACTGTCAAGTCATCCTAGTATTGTAGCAGAAGCAAGTGCAGAGATCAATGGCGGTGCTGGTGCAATCATATATGTGGATGAACAAACACAAATACAACCATATCTACTACAGCCAACAGGTGCAAGCATTGATGGTATTATTGCAGCTATCGAACTTGACATTGAAGCAATTGATGCAACAACACATTTGAAAGCAGTAAAAGCAAAGACAGGATCTCCAATGAGTGGTGTAGCACTCCAAGTGGAGAAACAAATGCTCAACGCTAAACTTTCAGATAGAGCAAACATGTTGGAACGTGCAGAAAGAAGACTATGGCGTGATTGGTTTACTTGGCAAGGCATTGAACAGCCAGACGAGTTTGAAGTGCATTATGAGAAATCTTTTGACTTGCGAGACAAACATTCAGATTTAGAACTGTATCGCAAAGCAATTGAAACAGTTCCACATGATGCATTTGTGCATTACTTGCATGATCAAGTAGCACGTATGCTTGTGGAAGATGACGACGACTTACAACAGATCATAGAATCAATTGCCGAAGATCACGAAGAAAAAGACATAATCGTCCCAGGAATGGACGACGAATAATACGGCATAAATACTAATCATAGCACAGGATATGAATCCCCCAATGTGCTATCCTTCGAAGGGAGACGTTTAAGATGGACGAAAACATCGCAACAACAACTGAAGCGACAGAGACTGGCTCTGAAGCTGTATCAGTGCAAACAGACAACCAGGTGGAAACACGATCTTTCTCACAAGATGATGTAGATCGTATTGTGCAAAACAGACTCAAGCAAGTTGAGAAAAAATACGAAGGTATTGATGTTGGTGAATATCAACAACTTAAATCTCAACAAGCAGAAGCTGAAAAAGCACAAATGATGAAGCGTGAGCAATTTGAAGAATTACTACAAAAGCAAAAGTCAGAATATGACTCAAAACTCACAACACTACAGAGTGAACTGGTAAAAACTCGTGTTGATGGTAGTATTTTAAGTGCCGCAGCAAAACACAAGGCTGTTAACCCAGAACACATTGCTAATTTAATGAAAAGCAATGTGAGATTAGGCGAAACAGGTGAAGTTGAAGTTTTAGATACTGACGGAAACGTTAGATACAACACAGAATCAGCAACACCACTAACAGTAGATGAAGCTGTCGGCGAATTTATCACAGCTAATCCGTATTTTAAGGCTGCACAACCCTCAGGTAGTGGCAGCACATCAAATACAAAAGCAAATACATCAAGAGATGTAAACATCGATAGTCTGGATATGAAAAAACCAGAGGATCGAGCAGTATATGCCGAATACCGTAAAAAAATGGGTATTGGGCAATAAAGAGAGGAAATAGCAATGGCTAATTCAACAACAACAACTCTTGCATCACTGATTTCACCTATCGTTCAAGAAGCACTATTCACAGCGAATGAAAGATCAGTAATGCGTGGCATCGTAAAGAACTTCACAGTTCCTATGAATGCTGGTAAAGTAGCACAGGTTCCAGTATATCCTGTAGTTACAGCACAAGACCTATCAGAAGGCACAACAATGGCAGGCACAAATGCCGACGTAGCTGTTACAACAACAACCAAAAACCTAACATTGGGTGAAGTTGGTGTTATGACACACCTAACTGACATGATCCGTGACACATCGGAGCAAGACGTGATTTCACATCTTGGTAAAGTGTTCGGTGAAGCAATTGCAACCAAAATGGATGCAGACCTTATCGCACTATTCACAGGCTTTTCAACAGAGCAAGGCCCAGGTGCAGCTGCAGAACTAACAATTGCAGATATGTTTAAATCAGCAGCTCATCTAAAAACAGCAAACGCACCAGGTGAATACTTTGCAGTATTACACCCAAAGCAAGTTTATGCAGTTAAATCAGCACTAACAAACACTTTCACAGGTGTAGCAGCAACTGACATTGGTAACGAAGCATATCGCAACGGTTTCGTAGGTCAAATTGCAGGCATCAACGTTATTGAATCATCAAACGTATCAGTTGACGGTTCAGGTGATGCAATCGGCGGTGTATTCTCAATGGAAGCAATCGGCGTAGCAATGCAGAACGATTTAACAATTGAAATCGAGCGTGACGCAGCTCTACGTGCAGACAAGTTCGTAGCAACAGCACGTTATGGTGTAGGTGAGCTTGTAGACGCATACGGTGTAAAGCTAACATCAGACGCAACACTATAATTTAAGGAGAGGTAAACGATGGCATATGCAACAAATGAAAATATGATGGATTTGATCGGAACACAGATTTTTGATCACGGCATTGAGGATTTTACAGACGAACTAAACAAAGCGGAAAGCGATGTTAAGCGTTATCTGGAAGTTAATTGGTTCAAAGAAACTTTTGCTACACGTAGAAGTATTACTTCAAATGTAAGCCCAAGTTTTGATGCTTCAAAACTAACAGATTCACAATGGCAACATTCAACAATTTATTTGGCGCTATACCGTTATATCCTACCCCGCCTTTCACCCTTCAAAGGTGATGACAGTTTTACGAATCAGATTTCGTTTTACAAAGAAAGATATTTTGAAGAGATCAGAGAAGAAATGGCCAAAGGCGTCGAATATGATGACGACGAAGATGGTGTAGTCACTGAATCAGAAAAGTATCAGTATCGCAAGACAAGGGTTTATAGATAATGTCGAATAGAGAGAAAATTGCACAGTATATAGAAGATCACTTGAATGAGATCCGTTATGTTAAAAGTGTAACCAGGGAACCACAGAGTGTAGATGACTTACCTAAAACAAGTTATCCACATGTATTGTTGGAAACAACAGATGAACAACGCAATGATTATACTATGGAATCAGGCAACGCATTACGCGAAGCAAAAATTGAATTTCTAATCAATGTAGTTGTTTATGGTGTAGACAGAGATTCACAAAGGAACTTGATTTTTGAAGCAATCGAAAGAAAACTTGAAGAAGATAGAACATTTGGTGGGTTATGTTTTAACAGTGGTGTGGAAGAATTGCTTACACGTGAAATTGACACAGCAGAACCTTATGCAAGTGGTGCAATTGTATATGGTGTAACTTATCACTATGATAGAACAACTCCGTAATACACGAAAGTATTACAAATTTAAAAGGAAAACACAAAAATGGCAGTGAATAAAGGTCTAAATGGTGTAGTATTAATGGGTGCCGAAACAGCAAGTGATCTTGCAACAGCAACAGCCCTGCTACACGTGACAAGCTTCTCACTTGAAGAAACAACAGAAGTGCTTGACGTTACGAGCATGGACTCAGTTTCAAATTCAAGAGAAGTTATTGCAACTTTCCTATCTTTCACCGGCAGCGTCGAAGGTTATTTTGATAGTGCTGACTCACAAACAAGTCACACAGAATCAGTAGATCCTATCGTCAAAGCAGGTGAGAAGATTACGTTCGAGCTTTACCCAGAGATTGATGACCACGACACAAGTGTCGCAGGTTCATATCAGTATTACCGTGGAACCGCAATTGTAACTAGTGTATCACGCACACAATCATTTGATGGTGCAACACAGTTTACAGTGAATTTTGATGGTAATGGTCCGCTTGATTACAAGGTAAAAGTTGTAAGCTAAAATGAAGGTGCTACGCTCTGCGAAAGCAGTCAATAACAGTATAGGCGCATGGGTAGAGCGTAGCGTCAACCTACTTGCTGGTGTAATAAATACACAAGCAAAAACATTAACCCCCGTAAGAACAGGGCGAGCACGCCGAGGCTGGACTGTTAGAGATAGATTTAAATTAGGTAGAAATGCTAGAGTTATTGAAAACCTAGTGCCATACATAGGCATATTAGATCGTAGAATCAACATAATCCAACAAGCTTCAGACCGTGCCATATATATCACAAGGCGAAGAACATGAGCAGATTAATTGACAACGTAGAAGCACACTTTGATAGTGTGTTAGCACAAGGATTACAAGGTCCTATTGAAGTTCCTGAATGGGACGCTAAAATATTTTGGAAGCCAGCAACAACAATGGCTGAAGAAAACAAAATTATTGAACTAACACAAGCAGGCAAACAAACCGAAGCATTGGTTATGAGCCTTATCCTACGTGCAAGAGACGAAGAAGGCAAACCACAGTTTAGCCCAGCAGACAAACAAAAGTTGATGCGTGTTGCAGATCCAAAAGTTATCCTACGTGTTATCACAGAAATGAATGAAGCACAAGAAGATGTGGAACAAGCACTAAAAAACTAAAGGACAACACCACCGTTCTGGTGATGTATAGGTTGGCACTCGACTTATCTATGACGGTGGAGCAGTTGATAAATACAATGAGTAATGTTGAGTTCAGAGGTTGGATAAAATACTTCGAAATCATCGCCGAAGAGCAAAGGAGAGCAACTAAAAAAAGCCCATCGGCGAGGAGAAGATAATGGCAGCAACAACATATGAACTTGTAGTTAAAGCAGTAGACCAGACCAGAGGTCCACTGGGTAACATCAACAGAAATATCAATAGACTAGAAGATTCAAGCAAGCGACTCACTGGCGTGGTTGGCAAAGTTGGTGCGGCTATTGCAGCTATTGGAGCTGGTGCAGCTATACGAGGTATAGTTCAAACATACAGAAGTTTTGAACGTTATAGAACAGTATTGGCTACATATCTTGGCACACAAGAAAAAGCCAACAAGGCTCTAAAAGCACTAACAGTTTTAGCAGATCAATTACCACAAGACCTCAATGACATCACACAAGCATTTGTGTTGTTCAAGTCAAGAGGCATTGAAACCACTGAAAAATCACTCAAAGCATTTTCAAATATTGCAACAGCAAACGGTAAAAGCCTAACACAATTAGGTGAAGCTGTGGCTGATGCACTCACTGGCGAGTTTGAACGTATGAAAGAATTTGGCATCAAAGTGTCAAAAGAAAATGATAGATTTGTAGCAGACATTGGTAATGGACAAACTATTGTAGCCGGCACAACAGCAGAACTTGTGGGCAAGTTGCAAGCACTGGGTGAAGAAGGTGGCAAGTTTGGTGCAGCAGCATCACAAAACGCACAAACACTGGATCAAAGTTTTTCAAACCTAAATGGTGCAGTATTTCAAACACAGGTTGCAATTGGTGAAGGACTCAAGCCAGCACTCAAAGGTGTTGTTGAAGAGATGAGTGCCGTTATACGTGCAAACCAAGAATTAGCAAAAGAATTTGGTGTAAGTTTGGGAGAAGCAGTCAAGGGTGCAGCACAAGCAGTGAAGTTTTTGCATGCTAACTTTGATTTATTACGAAATGTTATATTCACAGCAATTGGTGGTGCGGCATTGAACCAAACATTCCTGTTTATGAGCAGTTTGGCAAAGGGTGCAAGGCGTGGAACCAGTGGAATAAAAATGTTGGGCACAGCATTGAGTAATCTTATGAAATCAGTTCCTGTGTTGGGCACAATTATAAAACTAATGGGTAGATTTAATCCCATAATTGGTATTATTATGGCTGTGGTTGGTGCTCTAACATTCTTCCAAGATACAACATTCAACTTGGGCAACGATGTGGTCAGCCTAAAAGAAGTTATAACAGCCAGTTTCCAAGTTGCTGGACAGTATATTTCAGGTTGGGTAAACACTGTGATGGGTTACTTCAAAGAATGGTATAGTTACATTGTAAATCTTGTAGCAGGTGTAACACCGTTTTTCACAGACATGTTGAACACAGTTGGCGGATACATTAGAACAGGTGTCAACTTTTATATCAACACATATGTAATGTTTTTTGAAGCAGTAAAACGTATTGTAATGGCAATTCCAGAAATGTTCCGTCAAGCATACAACGGTATTATTCAATTTACAGCAACATTTGGTAGCACAATTGTTAACAAATTCAAAAACATTGGTGAAGCAATTCAACGAGCATTCTCACTTGATTTTGAAGGTGCTATGGAAGCACTTGGCAGAGATGCTGGCATGGGTATGGGTGAAGCATTTCAGTCAGCATTCAAAGACTTCCAAGGTGTAAACTTCAAAGGCATAACAGATGTATATGATGTAGATAGAGTGGGACAGATTGGTGATGCTGTGGGCAATGCAGCAACAAAGATTATTATTACAGGTAAAAAACTTGTGGATGAATTTGTTAATCCTGTGTTGGGCGAAGTAAGCAATCAAATCAAAAAGAACAAAGCAGAATTACAAGACATGGCTGGAGCACTTGAACCTTTTGGTGCTCCACTCGGCGATGGTGGACTTGGTGGTCAAATGGATGATGCACTCAATCCAAATGGCGGCGCTGGTGGCAATGCTCCAACTAAACCACCTGAAGCAACAGCATTAGAAAATCTAACAAAAAGCATAAAAGACAACAGAAAAGCATACAACAGCTTAAACATTTCAACAGAACAGCAAAGACAATTGGCTGATCAACTGGGCATCAGTTACACAGACTTGCATGCAAAACTCATGCAAGCAAAAAGTGGTATGACAATGTTTATGAGTGAAGGTGAAAAACTTGCATTCAACTTGGAAATGAGTTTGCAACGAGTAGCAGATGGATTGGGAAACACTATTGCACAAGGTATTGCACAAGGTAAGAGCTTGATGGATATTTTGAAGAACACAGTAAAACAAACACTTACACAAATATTAGGTATGATATTACAATCACAAATCAACAAAGCACTGGGCGGATTGTTTGCAGGCGCCGGAGGCGGTGGCTTTGGTGGCGGAGGTGGATTTGGCACCATACTTGGTATTGGTAGAATGTTGTTGGGCTTTGCTGAAGGTGGTGTTCCACCAAGAAACAGACCAAGTATAGTTGGCGAAAAAGGACCAGAGTTGTTTATGCCAGGCACAACAGGTAGAGTAGTGCCAAATGATGAACTTGGCATGGGACAAGCTGCACCAGTTGTTAACTTTAACATAAACGCAGTAGACACACAGACAGGAACAGAGTTTATCTTGAAAAACAAAAAACAGATTGAAGGCGTAATACAAAATGCATTTGAAAGACGTGGCAGGAGGGGAATTGCATAATGAAAGACATATTTACATATCCAAATAACAGTGGCGATCACTTTATTGATCCAAACTATGTTGGTGATGATACAGTTGGCTTCCAAAAGCGTATCAAAAGTATTAAAGATGGCACATTTATAACTCATCTTGCACCAGCACCAACCAGTAGTGTTGATACTATTATGGAAGCAATCAGCAAATACAACAATCACGCAAGCCTAGAAGAATCAAATGGCAACAACAGCTTGTATAAGTTTTGGGAATCACCAATACTGGACGGTGATATAGAAGTGATTGAAAGTGACATCAGCAGTGCAACCGCTGTTGACGCTACAACATCAAACATCGAATTTTCAGGCAACCACGGCTTTTATGAAGGACAAAAAATGTTGTTGAGTGGTTTCAACAACAGTTGGAGTGCTCTAAATGGTGATGAACTATATGTAAAGAAGATTGATGCAGATACTATTCAACTTGCAACAGATAGTAATTTAACACAGTTGATTGAATTTTATGATTTAGAAAATGCAGACATCTCTGGTGCTACAGCTGCAAGTCCAGCAGTGTTCACAGATGCAAACCATGATTTAGTTGATGGCACATTGGTAACAGCAAGTGGTTTTGATGGATCATTGTCAAACTTGAATGGTAATAATTATTATGTGCAAAATGCAACCAGCACAACATTGAACCTTAGCACAGACAGTGCAGGAAACAATCTTGTTGCTTACGTTGCTAGTAGTAACAACAACAGTATTCAGCGTTTTATACTCAACACTGATGGTTCAGTGGAAATGCTTGCTGATGCTGCATTGGATCAAATACCGGACAGCAGTGTTGCAAACTTTGATCCAAATGACTCAACTACACATGGTGTTAAAGGAGCAGGAACAGGTATAAGCACTGAATTAGATCTTGAAGGTGATTTGTATCTTGATGAAACAGGCACTGATACATATGTGATATACACAGACAGTGGCTTGAGCACAGCACTGAATTGGCGAACTGATCTCAATGCAAACAACTTTGTCAAGGATACAGATGTTGCATTAACCAGACTCAATGATGTATACACTTTAACATACACACTCACAGGCACAGATGGAGATCATAATGGAGCACAATTGAGTAATCATCAGGCTACAAATACTCTAGCATTGCCAGGTGTAAGCAAAACAGCAGTTTATTACTTGGGTGATAGAATCACTGGTGATGATTACAGAATTTACAACGAAGTTGGTAGAACAACTA